GCCTTCAAGCGTCGCTGATGACCGAGTTCGGGCTGACGCCTTCCTCCAGGGTGCGACTTGGCACGAAGCAAGAAAAGCCAGCCGACGACTTGGCAGATTTCTTCGCCCGCCATCAAAGCGGCTGAGAAGGCTGGCGTCATCCCCGAGATTGACGAGGGGCGAGCCGCTCAAGTCTTTGACTTCTTCGAGAGCCTCTTGCGTCACAGCAAGGGGCAGACGGCTGGCAAACCGTTCACGCTGATGCCGTGGCAGAAGAACGTACTCGGCAACATCTTCGGCCGGGTGAAGCCCGACAAGACTCGGCAGGCTCGGGTGGGGTACATCGAATTGCCCAAAAAGCAGGGCAAAAGCACGACCCTCGCCGGCATCGCCTTGTACGGGCTTGTCGCTGATGGAGAGCAAGGTGCCGAGATTTATGGTGCCGCCGCAGACCGCGAGCAGGCTGGCATCATCTACCGCGAGGCGGCGGCAATGGTCCGCTCGTCGCCCGCGTTGTCTCGGGTGCTGGAGGTGATCGACTCGCGCAAGACGATCATTCACAAGGCGAGCAATTCGTTTTATCGCGTGCTGTCGGCGGATGCGTTTCGGGCGGAAGGACTGAACATACACATGCTGCTCTTTGACGAGCTGCATGCCCAGCGGGACCGGCGGCTCTGGGATGCCTTGCGGTATGGTGGCGCGGCCCGCCGGCAGCCGCTGATTCTGTCGATCACGACTGCGGGATTCGACCGCAAAAGCATCTGCTGGGAGCAGCACGCCTACGCGGAAAAGTGCATCGCAGATCCGGCGTTCGACCCATCGTTCTACGGGTGCATCTACGCGGCCCCGTCCGAATGTGCGGTCGATGGAACGTGGAAGACTCCGAAGGCTTGGCGGATCGCCAACCCGTCGCTAGGGGAGACGATCACTGAGGAGTCATTCGCGGCGGATGCCCGTGAGGCTGAGCAGAGCCCGACGAAGCTCAACTCGTTTTTGCGGTACAGGCTCAACGTCTGGACGACGCAGGACACGCGGTTCTTCAAGCCGGATGCGTGGGCTTCGTGCGGTGGCCCGCTGCGTGAGTTCGGCGACCGCCCGGTGTACGCGGGGCTCGATCTTGCGAGCACGTATGACCTCACCGCCCTGGTGCTCGTCTGCCCCGACCCGGAAGACAACTCGCTCGACATCCTGCCGTTCTTCTGGATTCCCGAGAGCAACGCAGCCGAGCGGTCGCACCGCGACAAGGTGGACTACCTCGGGTGGATTCGTGACGGGCACATCCGGGTGACGGACGGGAACGTCACGGACTACACGGTTTTGCACCGTGACATCGCGGCGATTTGCGGTCAGTACAACGTGCGGCGGCTGGCCGTGGATCTGAAGTTCAACGGGCAGATGCTGGCGAACATGCTGCAAGGGGATGGGGTGGACGTGGTTGGATATCCACAAGGCGGTCGCGCTATGTCGGCACCTTTGAAGGCACTGGAAAACCTCGTGCTCGCCGGCAAGGTGCGGCACGGTGGGCATCCGGTGTTTTCGTGGAATGCGTCGAACTGTGCGGTGGCTGAGGATCGGCACGGCAACATCTACCCCAGCAAGGCGAAGAGCACGGAGCGAATCGACGGCATTGTGGCCTGCTGCGAAGGAATCGCGGCGTGGATGGGTGCTGAGCAGCAGCCGAGCGGTACGCCTGAAATCTTCTTCATATGATCGCCCCCGCCGACAACCGCATCCTCTGGCTCCCTGGCGAGTCCCGCATGTGGGATGACGAGCCATCGAGCCGGTCGAACGCTGGCGTGCGGATTGACGAGAGCAATGCCCACCAAGTCGCGGCGGTGTTCGCCTGCCTGCGGGTGATCGCGGAGACGGTGGCGGGTTTGCCCCTGCATGTGCTGGAGCGGACGGCTGGGGGCGGGAAGCGGATCGCCCGCGAACTGCCGCTCTACCGGCAACTGCACAGCCAGCCGAACGGGTGGCAGACGAGCTTCGAGTGGCGCGAGCAGTCGGTGTTCCACGTCGGGCTATGGGGCGACGCCTTCGATGAACTGAAAGCTGGGCAGATCGTGCCGCTGCATCCGAGCCGAATGAAGGTCGAGCGGATCGAGAACGGGAAGCTGCGGTACAAGTACCGCGAGGACAAGGGCACCGAAACCGTCTACGCCGACGATGCGATCCTCCAGATTCGCGGCCCGTCCGACGACGGCGTGAACGGCATGAGCGTGGTCGCCGAGTGCAAAGACGCCATCGCACTAGCTCGGGCGTGCGAGTTGCACGGGGCGCGGTTCTTCGCTGCCGGTGCCCGCCCTGGGTTCGTTCTCTCGACCGATGGGCAACTCAACGCGGAGGCCCGCGAGGCGTTGCGGTCGCAGTGGGACCGGCGGCACGGCGGCGTCGGCAACGCTCACAACACGGCGGTGCTGACGGGCGGGCTCAAGCCCTACGACATTCCGCAGGCGAGCAATACCGACAGCCAGTTCATCGAGCTTCGCCGCTACCAGCTCGAGGAGATCGCCCGGCTGTTCCGCGTGCCGGGGCATTTGCTTGGCATCGGCCCCGCGACACCGGATGGCGACATCGCGTTCGTCACGCATTGCATCATGCCGTGGCTGCGGCGTTTTGAGTCGGCGTTCATGCGGGACTTGATCGCGGACGACGACCGCTATCTGGTCGAGTTCGACGTGCGTGGGCTGCTGCGTGGCGATGCCGCCAGCCGGTCGGCGTACTACCGTGCCATGTGGGACATCGGCGTCGTCAGCACGAACGACATTAGAGCCACCGAGAACCTCGACCCGGTCGAAGGCGGCGACGTTCGCTACCGCCCGTTGAACATGGGCACGCTTGGCGAGCAGCCGAGCGAGGCCGACGTGCTGGCCCAGCAGCAGCCGGGCAGCGAGATCGACGGGCAGGCGGTCGAGGGCGGGCTGGCCGCTGCGGCTGGCGAGCCGGTGGTGCCGGCGACGCCGGGAGAGCCTGTCGAGCCCGAGGCTCCGCAAGTCGCGGACGTGAGCCTCAACGGTGCCCAGATCACGGGGCTGATCGCCATCATTCAGTCGGTGGTCGATGGGTTGGTCAGCCGCGAGGGTGCGGCAGCGATGGTCGCTGCGGCGTTCCCGAGCATGAATGCCGACCAGATTGCGGCGATCCTCGCCGGGGTGGTGGAGCGTCAGCCCGCGCCCGCAGCGGACCCTGCGCAGTCGCCGCAGTCCGAGCCGGTGCCCGCCGCCCCGGCGGATCGCTCCGAAGACCGTGCCGAGCCCGGCACCGCGGCAGAAGGCGACTTCGTCTCGTGGGATTCATCCGGCGGGCGTGCTCGCGGGCGGATCGACCACGTCATGGACTACGGCACGCTCGACATCCCCGGCACCGACTTCAAGATCGAGGCGAGCGAGGAAGACCCTGCCGCCCTCATCACGGTCTACGAAGAGGTGACCGGCGGGTGGCGGGCGACCGAGACGCAAGTCGGTCACAAGGTGGCGACGCTCACGAAGATTGACCCGCTTCCCGAGCCGCCGCCGGTCGAGGAGAACGCCTACGGCAAGCCGAAGCGGAAGGGGCGAAAGCGTGGCAGCTAGGTACGACCACATCGACTTCACGCCCCCAGCTGGCGTGCGGAGTGAGGCACAGAAGGGGCTTGATTGGCGAAGCGAGTTCGGCCGCGGCGGCACGGCAGTCGGCGTGGCTCGCGCCCGCGACCTGTCGAACGGCACGAACGTCTCGCCCGACACGGCGAAGCGGATGGCGAGCTATTTCGCCAGGCACGAGGTGGACAAGCAAGGCGAAGGATGGAGCCCCGACCAAGACGGCTTCCCGAGTGCGGGCCGGATCGCGTGGGCTCTGTGGGGTGGCGACCCTGGTCAGGCGTGGGCAAGCAAGTTGACGCGGCAGATCGAGGCGGCAGACGAGAACGCAAGGAGCACGACTATGAACATCGAGCGACGCAGTCTGGCGATTGACGAGGTGGAGTCGGCGGTGCCGCTCCTGGCGGTCGAGAGCCGCAGTGCCGAGGACGGCAGCGAGCGGGAATACATCGTCGGCTACGCGGCGAAGTTCGGCGTGAAGTCGCTCGACCTGGGCGACTTCATCGAGCGGATCGATCCCGCCGCCTTCGGCATCGTCTCGGAGCGGCGTGGCCGCAAGAAGTCGCTAGAGACTCGCGCCCTCTGGAACCACGACGCGAACTACCCGCTCGCCCGCTATCCCGGCACTCTGTCGATGAGCGTGGACGAGGTGGGGCTGCGGTACGAGTTCCCGGTGCCCGACACGACCTACGGGCGTGACATCGCCTCGAACATCCGGGCAGGCATCGTCAAGGGAAGTTCATTCAGCTTCACCGTGCCGAGCGGCGGCGATACGTGGGCGATCGAGGACGGTCGCAGCGTGCGGACGATCACCCGCATCGACTCGCTGCTAGACGTTGGGCCGGTCACGTTTCCCGCGTATCCCGATGCCGACGTGACCGTGGCCCAGCGGTCGTTTGATCACTTCCGCCATGAGCGGATGCGACAGTGGGCGATCACGACCGATCTTCGCAGACAGCTGCCAGACCTCCACGCTTTCTTGAGGAAGCATGGCCGCTAAATCCGGCGATTCCTGCCCGCTGTGCAAGAGCGGAAAGTTCGTTGTCGCATCGAGCCAGCGGTCAGGCGACTACCAGACCCGCTACCTCCGCTGCCGGTGCGGCAACACCGACAAACACATCTTGCCAGCGGCTGAGATTCGCCGCGTCAAGGCGGGCTGAGTTCTTTACTGCCCGCGCTCGTGCATCTGCATGGGTGCCCCCCGCGAACCCTAGTTTCGACCGTAGGCGATGCGTCCGCGTCGCCACGAATCGCACTAGGAGATTCCGCCGTGGACAAGATCAAGGCTCTGCTGGACGAGCTCGCCGCTGTCGTCGCCGAGATGGAGACGATGAGCGAGGACGCCCCCGAGGGCGATGCCGCCGCCGAGCCCATGACCGAGGAGCAGGAGGCGTCGCTCCGCTCGCTCGAGCAGCGTGCCGACAAGCTCCGCGAGCGGATTGAGTTCCTGCAGCGGGTCGCCGCGAAGAACACCGAACTGCGGGCCGTGCTGGAGCGTTCCGCTCCCGCCAAGGCCATCGACACCCCCGAGGTCAAGGAGACTGCCGTGGAGAAGCGAGAGTACGCCGTGCCGAAGTCGCACAACAATCTGCGTGCGTTCAAGGATGCCGAGACGGCGTACCGTGCTGGAATGCACATCAAGGGCCATGTGTTCGGCGATGCAGAAGCCCGGCGGTGGTGCAAGGATCACGGCGTCGAGAGCCGCGTCCAGGCCGGCGGTGTCAACTCGCTCGGCGGCGTGCTCGTCTCCCCCGAGATGAGCAACGAGATCATCCGCCTGGTCGAGGAGTACGGCGCGTTCCCGCAGTACGCTCGCCGCGTCAACATGAACAGCGACACGCTCGTGATCGCTCGTCGGACGGGTGGCCTCGCCGCTCGCCCGGTCGGCGAGAACGTCGAGGTGACGGCCAGCGACGTGACGTTCGACAACATCGAACTGTCGGCGAAGATCTGGGGCGTGGCGAACCGCGTTCCGAACTCGCTGCTCGAAGACTCGATCATCGACCTTG